GTGGCCACGATGCCGTGTTATCTGTATCTGGTACGTAATGACAAGGGCAGGGAGGCGCGGGAATGGCTGGACAGTCACCCGGTAGATATTCTGCTGAATGAGCAGCCAAATTCATGCCAGACACCTTACCAGTTTAAACGCACAATGATGCGTCACTGCCTGCTGAACGGTAACGCCTATGCGGTTATTGAGTGGGGGCGGGACGGTCAGCCAAAATCACTTCATCCTTATGCACCGGGTTGTGTTGTACCGGAACGCACAGGCGCACACAAATACCGCTATACCATCACCGAACCCTATACAGGAACGGTGCGCACGTATTTACAGGAAGAAGTTCTGCATCTCCGCTATGCCTCGGATGATGGCTTTCTGGGGCGCTCCCCTGTCACGATTTGCCGTGAGGCACTTGGGCTTGGCCTTGCTCAACAGCGTCACGGAGCCAGCATTATGAAAGATGGCATGATGGCGGCAGGGATTATCACGTCAGGCGAATGGCTGGACGGCGTGAAAGGTAAACAGGCATTAGATGCTCTGGAACGCTATAAGGGGGCGAAAAATGCCGGAAAAACGCCAATCCTTGAAGGGGGCATGGATTACAAGCAACTGGGGATGAGTAACCAGGATGCGGAATGGCTGGCCTCCCGTCGCTTCTCCATTGAAGACATTGCTCGTATGTTCAACGTGTCGCCGATTTTTCTTCAGGAATACAGCAACAGCACCTACAGCAATTTCAGTGAGGCAAGCCGCGCGTTTCTGACCATGACAATGCGCCCGTGGCTGGCGAACTTCGAACAGCAAATCAAGGCTGCTTTGCTGATGGCTTCTCCCGTACCTGGTACCCGTTATCTGGTTGAGTTTGATTCAGCCGATTTACTGCGCGCCACCCCTACCGAACGTTACGCCACGTATGAGAAAGGGATTAAGAACGGGATCATGAATCCGAACGAAGCCCGTGAGCGTGAGGGGATGCCGCCGCGTGAAGGTGGTGACGAGTTCAGCCAGGCATGGAAGCAGGAAGTGACAATCAGCAAGAACAGTAAGGGCGGTGACGAATGATAGCCGGAAAGATGCGGGACCGGGTGACGATTATGACATTTACCACACAGCGCCTGCCGTCAGGTGCGATCCAGCAGATATGGACGGAAGGGGAAACCATCTGGGCAGAGGTCAAGGGGATCAGCGGACGGGAATTGCTGACCGCAGGCGCAGAAACCGCACCTGCAACGATTCGGGTATGGGTTCGCTATCGTGGCGACATATCCGCCGCCAGTCGCCTGAAAGTGCTTACCGGCGCTTTTGCCGGGAGCACGCTTAATATCATCGGGATCCCCTTACCTGATGCGAAAAGAACCCGGCTGGAAATTCTGGCAAAGGTGGGTACAGAAAAATGACAGCAGAAAAAATAACCCTGGAAGAGGCCAAACTTCACTGCCGCATAGATGGTAACACAGAAGACACACTGATTCAGGCATACATAAGCGCGGCGCTGGAGGTATGCCAGAAGCATATTGGCAGGCGTTTTGATGACGGCCTGGAATTTACCCCTGCAATAAAAATTGGTTGCCTGATGTATATCTCGCAACTGTACGAGTACCGGACAACGCTTGGCGATACCGATACAAAAGAAATTCCCCTGACGATTTCCGCGCTCTGGTCGGTTTATCGTGATGTGGGGGTGTACTGATGCCATGGCAACCATTAAGGCGATGCACTGAGCCGGGCTGTAATAAGCGCGTGAAGTCCGGCAAGTGTGAAGAGCACAGGCGGGCTGCATGGCGTGCAGAGGATGCCAGACGGGGACACCGCCGCGCACGTGGGTATTCCCGACTGTGGGACAAATACCGCGCCCTGTACCTGAAAAAAAATCCGTTATGCGTGCGTTGTCTGGCTAAGGGTATTTATACGCCAGCTCTTGTGGTGGATCACATCATTCCCATCAATGGCGGCGGTGATGTTCTCTTCTGGCCTGAGTGGAACCACCAGGCATTGTGCCAGACGTGCCACAACCGTAAGACGACACGGGAAGATCCAGCCACGAAAGCGAACCGTAAGGCGGGCATGTATCGCGAGCAGGAAGAACGGGCGGCACATCGTAACGACTGGATGTATGGCGATGATGACTGAACAGGAGCAAAACAGGCTGATACGTGGACTGATAAGGCAGCGTGACTTATGGAAGACACAGGAGACAGGGCACAAAGCCAACAGGACAGAGCGCACAGAACGCACCACAGCGAAGCGATTAACCGACCGTGACCGCGAGGTCATGGAATGTTTTCGCAATCGCTGGTGAGGCCGTCAGAGGGGGTGGGGGAGGTTTTCAGGACGAAACCGCCCCTGCCGGACACCGACCGCCTCCTCAAATTTTTGTGCACGGGAATTTTTTTGAAAATAATTGGGCGAAAAAAGAACATGGCAAGACCACCAAAAGCCCCCGCTTACCTGGATGAAATCGCGGTCAGGCAGTGGAAGGAAAAATCGCGCCAGCTTTCCGGGCGGGAAGACCTTACCCCCGCCGACTGGAGCAATCTGGAACTGTATTGCGTTAACTACTCTATATACCGCAAAGCCGTCGAAGACCTTGCGACGCGCGGGTTCAGCATTGTTAACAGTCAGGGCAGCGAGAGCAGAAACCCCGCCCTGAGCGCAAAGGCTGACGCAGAAAGAATAATGATCAAAATGGCTTCTTTGCTGGGTTTTGACCCGGTAAGCCGCCGCAGAAATCCACCGGAAACAGAGGAAGAGGACGAGCTTGACCGCCTGGCATGAGTACGCAGAAGGCGTAAAAAACGGCAAAATTACGGCCTGTAAACGACTGAAACAGGCCGTTAAACGGTATTTTTCTGACCTTGAAAACCCCCTTTACACGTTCGATCCGGAGGTCGTGGAGCGGTTTATTGCCTTTTCCAGGGTGTGTCCGCACGTAAAAGGCGCAATGCGCGGTAGCCCCATTGAGCTGGAGCCGTGGCAGCAGTTCGCCTTTGCCTGCATCCTGGGCTTTAAGGTTAAGGCCACCGGACGGCGCAAATACACCAGCGCATTCATTGAAGTACCGCGAAAAAATGCCAAATCCACGGTCGCCGCTATCCTGGCTAACTGGTTTCTGGTTATGGAACACGGGCAGCAGGATATTTACACCGCCGCCGTGAGTCGTGATCAGGCGCGGATCGTGTTTGATGATGCGCGTCAGATGTGCCTTTTATCCCGACCGTTACGAAAGCGGGTAAATATTCAGGCGCACAAGGTGATACACCCGAAAACCAACAGCCTGTTAAAGCCACTGGCAGCAAAAGCGGCAACCATTGAGGGGACAAACCCGAGTCTCGCCATTGTGGATGAATATCACCTGCACCCTGACAACGGGGTTTATTCCGCGCTTGAACTGGGAATGGGGGCGCGTCCGGAGGGGTTATTATTTGCCATCACCACATCGGGGAGCAACGTTGTTTCAGCCTGTAAACAACACTACGACTATTGCTGCCAGATACTGGATGGTGAAGAGGTGAACGAATCCATGTTCGTGCTTATTTACGAGCTGGATGATGAAAGCGAGGTTGACGATCCGGCGATGTGGATAAAGGCGAATCCCAATATCGATGTTTCCGTCGATCGTGAAAAACTGGCCTCAACCATCCAGAAAGCGCGGGGTATTCCGTCGCAGTGGGTGGAAATGCTCACCAAGCGATTCAATATCTGGTGTCAGGGGGCTACGCCGTGGATGGGTAACGGTGCATGGGCGGAGTGCGCCGGAACGTTCGCGGAGGCGGATTTATACGGGCAGGAGTGCTACGCGGGGCTGGACTTATCATCAACCAGCGATATTTCCAGCGTGTGCTATGCCTTTCCGGTCGGTAAAAAGATTATGCTGGTTTCCCGTCACTATCTGCCGGAATTTCAGCTACAGAACCCCGCCAATAAAAACCGCGCCATCTATCGCCAGTGGGCAAAGGCGGGCTGGATACGCACAACACCGGGTGACTGCATTGATTATGACCGTATCCGCGATGACATCATGGCGGATGCAGAGAATTTCAATATCAGACTGGTGGGCTTCGATACATGGAACGCCACGCACCTGAGGACGCAGCTACAGGGCGCAGGATTTGAGGTGGAGCCGTTCCCGCAAACATACCTTCGTTTCAGTCCGGCGGCGAAATCGTTCGAAGTTTTTGTTAACCGGAAGGTGATTGTGCATCGTGGTGATCCGGTGCTGGCCTGGTCAATGAGTAATGTTGTGATGCAGAGTGACGCGAACGCCAATATCAAGCCGAACAAGAAAAAATCATCCAACAAGATAGATCCGAGCGTTGCGGCGCTGATGGCGTTTGGCACATTCCAGGCAGAGCATGAGGAATTTGCATTTGATATAAGCGACAGCCACAAAGAGCGGCTTGCGGCGTTTGATGGGGTATGACGAGAATGAGCGAAACCGAACTACTAAAAATAATCCGCCGCGTTACCGGAATCAGCCAGCAGCATGACGAACAGGCCACGCAGCCGGACAGCGTGATAGCCGAAAATTACGCGCGTGTAGTGGCTGAGGTGATGCGCCGTGACGGTATCGAGCTTAACGGCGTGGATATGCGCAACATACGAACCAGAGTTCTCGAGTTGCTGGCATGTCGTCGCCGTTCTCAGCAACGGAGGGAGAGCGCGAAAAATACTTACCACTGGAAGAAACCGGAACGGTTACGGCGGTAACTGGTTGATATTTTCGAAATTCGCCAGCGGCGAACATCGGGGAAACCAGCCTAACCCGTTGATATTTTCGGGAACAGCCAACGGCTGAGGCCGGATCAACCGACTATCTTTCAGATAGTCACAAACTACGAAATTTTCGTAGTTTAATTACTCGCCAGCTTAATCGCTAACTCACTGATATTTTCGGAAACCTCGATTTGAGGAGACCGGAACGTCTACATAGCTGCATCACCGTAATGATGATTTGGCCCACCAGCAGCCATAACGATTTCCGTTACAGTTGATGTGCTTTTTTGCTGGTAAGGCGTAACCCGTTGATTGTTCCAGAATCCCCCATTGGGGAAAACTGGAAAACTCACCCTCCAGATTCTGAATGGTGAAAATCACCGGGGATCTGAATAGGCATTTCCTCTATGGAGGTCGCACCGTTTTCGGGAGAAGGTGCGATCATGTTCGTCATACTGGTTCCGTTGAAATGAAATAGCCCTGTATGGGCATCATCACCATGCAGGGGATCAAAATCTATGTAGCTTCATGTTGCCGGGACCGCCAGCCTCGCCAAATTTTTGCGTTTGTGAAAAACGAAAATTATTACGTGCTTTGCCCTCTCCTGTTTCTGATGTTGTATACTCGCGGCCTTCTAATTGTGCTGGTGCTTTTTTGAGATTGTGGCGCTGTGTATCGATCCGTATATCATTCGGTGTATCACTTTTGATAAATTGCTACGTGTAAATTTGTTTTTAACTGACAAAAATCAGTGGGTTATGTGAATC